AATATATTTCTTTTTCTTCTTCGGTAAAAATATCTAAATGTTGAATAGAACCCTCATTTGCAAATATATCTTTCCAAATGCTTTTTAATTTTTTTTGAGATAATTTTTTAGAGTTTAAAAGTTTTTCTAAGTTTTTATTTTTAACTTGGAAACTACCCGACAAAGTTTTGTGAGTATAAACATTAGCCCTAACCGGCTCAATTGAAGGAGATGTCCCACCACAAATAATACTAGAAGAGGCATTAGGAGCAATAGCGAGAAGATGAGCATTCCTAAATAAAAGACCAGACGAATCAGGGTAAGACCCACGACTCTCAGATAATTTTTTAGAAGCTGCTTTGCTTTGTTTGTTAATTTTTTTAAATATTCCATAGTTGATTCCAGTTGCTTGTAGGCCTTCAAATGGAATGTTATGTTTTTGGAGATAAGAGTGGAAACCCATAGCACCAAGTCCAAGACTCCGTTCTCTATATGCACTATAAGCTGCTTTATGTAACCCCATTTTTCCTTCTTTGACATAATTTTTAAACCTCTTATAGTTTAAATTATATTCTCCAAACTCAGATGTGTCCACCACATGATCTATAAAATGTTGTATAACATTATCTAACATTGTTATAAGGTCTTCTATAAATTGTTTATCATCTTTCCATTCATCATAAGTAGCTAGATTAACACTAGATAAACAGCAAACTGCAGTTCTTTCTTCATTTGTTGGTAAAACTATTTCTGAACATAAATTACTTTGTTTTATTTCTAACCCTAAATTTTTTAAAGATTCTGGTAAATGTTTATTACAGGTATCAATATTAATCATGTAAGGTTCTCCAGTTTCTGCTCTAGCATCTATAATTTGCCACCATAAATGTCTAGCATTAACTATTTTTACAGGTTGTTTTGTTTTAGGGTCTATTAATCTCCATTCTTCATCATTCTCTACAGCTTTTAAAAATTCGTTAGTAATATTAACTCCGTTATGTAAATTTAAACATTTTCTATGTAAGTCTCCTCCAGATTCTTTCCTCATAATAATAAATTCTTCTATTTCTGGGTGAGAAACATCCATGTAAGCTGCATAACTACCTCTTCGTGTAACTCCTTGATTGAATGCCATCATTTGAGAATCAACAACATGCATAAATGGAATAGAACCTGTAGATTTACTACCATGTTTTGTAGAAACTCCATTACTTCTGACATCTCCCCAATATCCTCCAATACCTCCTCCCATAGAAGCTAACCAAATATTTTCATCATAGTGACTAGAAAGGCCCTCTCTAGAGTCTGGGACATAATTTAAGAAACAACTAATAGGAAGACCTCTAGAAGTTCCACCATTAGATAGTATAGGAGTAGAAAACATAAACCAAAACTTAGAAGAATAATCATATAACCTTTGAGCCAAGGAAAAGTCAGTAACATTTTTATATGTTGCAGCAAATACACTAGCTCTTGCAAAACTTTCTTGAGCATGAGTTTCATCTTTCCAAAAATATCTATCTCTTAAAGTTACTAAACTAAATTCATCTAAATTTTGTTCTCTACTATAATCTATTATTATACCTAAGTATTCTTTTTTACCAACTTTATCCATCTTTTCCCTCTATAAAATCTTTAGCTGTGTCATGAATATACAACATTATTAATGCATAGTGTAATATTTTAAACAAATCTTTTCTTTCTTTACCTTCTTTTTTACCATACCTTTTTGCATATTTCATAATATTACCTATACAAAAACCTTCACCATGTCCAGAATCAATTATAACATCTGTAGCTTGATATTTATCAGTAGCATAGTGTTGTCCGTAAGTATCATATACATACATATCTAACTCTTTTATAAGTTCTTTTTCTCTAAATTTATACATCAAGACCTCCTATTATTTCTTTTAATGTTATGTTTGGATTTTTTTTAACTTTTTTATAGAACCATTTTAATGAGTATGCACTTAACATAAATTTATTATTTGCAAAAATGTGAGTTTGTCTTGGTAAAAACTGATCTAAATTTTTTAAATTTATTTTAGATTTATCTTCTCCTTCTGGAACCATAGTATGTAACCATTCTATAAGAAGTTGTTTTGCTCTTTTCCTATTTCTTTTTGCTTTCTTTCCATTCATAATATATTTCCTCTACTTTAGGTTCTGATTCTATATGAGTCATAAAAACTTGTCCTCTTGCATACTTAAATATTCTTAATCCTTTACCATCATTTGCATCTTTATGACAATTAAATTTATGTCTACAGTATAAACAAAGTCTGGGTAATTTCATATTACCAGAAGTTCCATCAGGTATTGGCTGATAACAAAGCTCTGGTGGTGTGTCTTTTTTTATAATTTTTTTTAAATTATCTATTCTTTTAACAACATTAGGTTTATCAAACTCATCAGGTCTAAAAAGGGCTAGTTCTCCTGTTTCTTTATTGACTGCTAGAAATCCTCCTTTGTTAGTTTTTTCTGATTCTTCATAGCCAGACAACTGAGTAATATAACCAAATGAATCTTCTTGTGCTAAAGTTCCTTCACTAAATTTTTTAAAAGCATAAGAAGAAGCAGTTTTAATATCAACAACTTCACCATCTATCTTACAGTCCATGTGTCCTTTTACACCTTTCACACTAACTTGTTTTTGTTGATCAGTTACCTTGTGTCCAGATAATTTAGTTAAAAATATTAGAACTGATTCTAGTAGATGTCCATATAAAAATTTTATAAATAGTGAAGGATTGTTTATGTCTTGACTAACTTCACTTCTAGCATCAAACCATAATTGTCTTTCAGGTTTTCCAATATTTGACATCCGTAAAATGTTTTTACTTTTTTCTTCAGGAAAGGCCCAACCTCTTAAAGCTTCTTTCATGTCTTCGGCAAAATCATTTAAATCTTTTTCTTTTATTTTTAAAGGTTTATTTTTAGATAAAGGCTCTAAAGACTTGTAAATATCTTCAACTAAAGTATCAAGATTTTTTTTCTTCATTTTTAATGATGTCTTCTAAAATAAAAATAGCATCTAGAAAGTTTATTTTATACCATTCATTCCTACACTTATAATTATTTTTTAATTTTTGTTTCCATTTACTTTCTAAAACTTTACAGTCTTCAACTAACTTTCCATATCTTAACTGATAATCTCTAAAAGGACTAAATGTTTGATAATGTTTAAACCTATCCATAACATCTGCAGCCCTTCCTATCTTGATCCAGCCCTTCCAAGCTTTGTTAGTTATAACATACACAAATCCTTTTTTAACAGTTTTATATTTACCTAAACTTTGAAAAGCAGCTTCTTCAAATGTTTTATAATTTCCCGGTTTGTGTAAAGGATGTGATTTACTAATGTATTTACCATTGACATACATCCTGTTTTTGTTTTTTTTAATATGACTTTCTATACTTCTTAGATAGCCATCACTTGATCCACTATAAAACCATTTACCATTCTTTAAAACTTTATTTCTTACATTAATGTGTTTCACTCCAATTATCTCCTACCTTGTATTCTCCATTCATATCACATCTTAAATCTAAAAGTTTACCGGCTTCAACCATAGACTTAACTGCCATCTCTCCAAAAAAATCTGCCTGTTCCTCTTTTACTTCTACTTGCCATTCATCATGTATGTTAGCTACAAATTTAAAATCTAGGTTACTACAATTAGCCCATTTATTTAACAACACTAAAGCTTTTTTCATAAAAATTGCTCCGGCACCTTGTAGTAAAGTGTTCAAAGCTCCATGTTGTGTTCTAATAAAAAGTTTTCTACCATCTAATCCTGTGATCCATCCTTTTGATGATACTCTCGACACTTTTGTTCTAAGTTTTCTAAGTGAAGGGATATTATTAAGAAAACTGTTTCGTAGTCTTTCACCATCTTTCGTATCTCCTCCAACCACACTTCCAATTTTTTTATCTCCGGCTCCGTATATGAAGGCATAGATAAAAGTTTTTGCTTCATCTCTGGTATTAAGTCCTGCAAGTTTTCTATTTGTTTCATGTATGTCTCCTGTAGTTACATTTTTTATATAGTTTTCATCATTCATATAATGGGCTAACAATCTAAGCTCTAATTGACTAGCATCTATACCAACTAATTTATATCCCTCTTCTGTTGTCCAACAAGCTCTACATTCTTTTCCGTAAGGTGAGTAAATGCTAGGAACTTGAGCCATATTAGGTTTTCTATGAGTCATTCTTCCTGTGATCGTTCCATTAGGAATCACGAAGCCATGAACTCTTCCATCTTCTTCGACAGAATCTACCCAACTTTGTATCTGTGCTACTCTTTTTTGTATCAATAAAAATTCTGCTATAAGTTTTGCCTCTGGTATATTGTCGATTTCATATAAAGTTATTTCATCTACTATTGGCTGTCCTGTTGGAGTAAATTTTTTAGGCTTCCACCCAAAATCTATAAGATACTCTCCTATTTGTTTCCTAGAGCCTAAATTAAATTCTTGTAATTCTTTTCTATAAAAAGGCTCATAGTTTTTAGTTTTGAGAATCCTATCGTACTCATCTTGTCTTAAACCTCTTTTAGATAGAGTGCCGTCTTTTTTCATTGTAGGTATTATAAATTTAACATCAAGCATTCTAGGTAGAAATACTTTTTTTACCTCTCTCTCTATGGCTTCTACTCTTTCTCTCAAAGAAGCTAATAAAATTTCAGAAGCTACAGAATCAAATTTAAAACCATTAAGCTCTTGTTCTTTTATTATAGGAGCCACATCATGCTCTAGTCTCATAGATTCCTTACTAAATTCCTTAGATAATCTGACTAAATTACTATAAATTCTAGTATTAACTTTTACATCTTGAACACAATAATCTAACATTTCTTCAGAAAAAGAATCGAACTGTTCAAATTCTATTTTATTTATCCCTAATGTCTGACCCCAAGCCTCTAAAGAGTGGCCTCCTTCTCTTACTGGATTAAACAATCTAGATAATACTAATGTATCTACTACCTTACCTTCATAATCAAAGTTTAATAATTTTTTTAGGACTGGTAAATCAAAACCAATAATGTTATGACCTATAAGTTTATCTGCTTGTGCTAATAGTTTTAGACCTTTTTCTAAATCATCTGGTCTAAATTTATATACTTTTTTAGTTTCTATATCTTGTGCAACTATACACCAAACTTTTGTAGCTTTAATATCATCAGTTTCTATATCAAAAACTAAATTCAAAAATCCTCTCCAACATATTCATGCTCTACCAATCTTCCTGTTTCAGATTGATATATAAGTTGACAAGCCACACCAACATCACCTGTATATCTTGATTTTAAAACTCTAAGTTTAGTTGTGTTAGCTTCTTCTTCATTTTCGGATTGTTGATTTCTCTCTAATGCAATAACACAATCTGATAATTGAGCTATACTTTGTGATCCTCTTAAATGTGAAAGACTTACCTCTATGCCATTCTCATGTCCTTTGTCACTAGAAGTTCTTCTAAGATGTGAAACCAGCACAACACCGGCTCCTGTTTCCTCTACTATACTTCGCAATCTGGTCATAATGTTGTCAATAGCCCTTCTTTCATCTCCTTCTGATACAGCTGTCACTAGCATGTGTAAATGATCTATAATCACCCATCTACAATCACAGCTTATTATCATAAACCTAAGTTTTGAAAATATTTCTTCAATGTCATTCGTTCCAAAATGAGCATGAATCCACACTCTGTTTTTATTTTCTCCGTCATAAAGAATTTTAAAAAAATTATCTACTTCATCCTCACTAAAAGTTTCTCTAACTTGATCTATGTATAGTCTAGCATTTGCTTCAATAGACAAAATGCCATCAATTGTTCTTCTCCAATCTTCTTCTAGAGCTATAATACCAACATTATCTTTGGTGGTTTTTATTAGATGGTGTTCTAGCTCTCTAGTCACACTCGATTTACCTAATCCTGTACCTCCTGTCAAAGTCAATAATTCTCCTTGTCTTAGACCATATAGTTTTTTATTTAGGCCCTCCCACATAAATGGCACAGATTCTTTCTTTTCTCTTTTTTTGTAATCAGTATTTTTTTCAGACACATTAATTACACCTGATGGGGTATAGGTTTTAGAATCCCAATAAGCTTGTGTAAAAGCTTTAATTTGATTCTGTCTTAACATATCATTAGCATCTTTAAAACCTTC